AAATATTGTTAATTTTGAAGTTTTCTTTGAAGATGACGGAAAACGACTGAATATTTATATTAAACACCCAAGTCACGAACCTCGTTCAATTGAGATGGGTTCAGGAGCAGAGAAAACAATTGCCTCAATGGCGATCCGACTCTCTTTACTATCAGTTAGCAATCTTCCTTCTCCAAATATTTTTGTCCTTGATGAGCCCGCTACGGCACTAGACGCTGAAAATATGGATGGGTTTGTTCGTATCCTAGATATGGTTAAAAACTATTTCAAGACTGTAATTTTAATTACGCACCTTGACTCATTAAAAGATTGTGTCGATCATATTATTAATATCGATAAACAAGATGGGTTTGCGTATGTCAACCAGTAGGTTAAAATATGTTATCCTACCTTATGAGGGCAACGTAGAAAAGCTGGTTGATGTTAGAAAAACGATCCCTCAATCCAAAATCAAGTATGAAGATCTACGCAAATTTCTTAATTATGTCTATTTATTAGAAGAGGTTGCTTTAAGTGTTGGAGAACAAAACTACGATAAGGCATCTCAGGATTTGGAAAATTTAAAAAATGGCGAGTTCGTAACTTTTAAAGCCACAATAAAAAAGGAAAATAAAGATGAGTAAGCAAGGAATATTAGACAAGGTAATGTCAAAGGCAATTTCTCGAAAATTGTTTACATTTTTAACGGCAACTGGGTTGATGCTTTGGTCGGATTTATCATCAGACACATGGGGCATGATTGCGATGTGTTATATTGGCACGCAGGGAGCGGTTGACGTTATGAAAACATATAGGCACGGTGGATAAATGACTTGGCTAACTATACTTTTACATTATAGAAAAGCCCTGGTTTGGTGCAAGCACCATTGGAAGATACTTGCTATCGCTCTTTGGACGCTTATAGTTTTCGTAATTGCTAGAAAAAATGTTGGAGCATATAAAAAAGTTCTTGACACTACGATTGACAGTTATAATAAAGAAGTCGAAGTTTTACAAAACTCGCATGATGCTGAATTACAAAAAAGAAATGAAGTAATTCGTAAACATAGTGAATCAATTGATAGATTAGAAAAAGAATATTCTGGCTCGAAAGATGAATTAGATGTGGAAAAGCGTTCAAGATATCTTGAGCTTCTTAGTTTGTACGGTTCAGATCCAGACGGCATCAATGAAATACTTGAAAGAGAGTTTGGTTTTAAACATGTTGAATAGAATAACCGCACAAATATTAAGTTTTACTTTGCTCTTTCCTGCTACAGTCTTCGCGCAAGAAGTAGAAGAACCAAAGTTTACAAACTTAAAACAAGGTGAGTGCGCTCCATTTGATGGCACTCTCTTCAACCCACCGGCAACAGCACAATTAATTACAGAGAACCGCTATGCTATGACAGAGTGCGATCTGCGAGTCGAATATGAAATAAAGAAAACGCAAGCAGAAATGAATTTACAAATAGAGACACTTCAAATAAGTTGGGAAGCTTTATCCGAAAAACACAATCTTTTAATGGATATCAAGAATAACGAGATAAATACTTATAGGGAGATGGCTCTTGACCAACCAAATAAAAACAATCATTGGTGGTTAGCAGGAGGAGTTGTTGTGGGTATCGGACTTTCTCTTGGAACTTTTTATGCAGCAACTGAAATTTCAAAATGAGTAAAATAAATAAAGATCCAGATTACGCAATTAAAGTAGAAAAAGCAATCTCTGATAAATATGGAGTGGAGACAATCCAACATCCAGCTAAAAACTGGAATCCACAAAAAGAAGAAATATATTTGGAACAGATCAAGTTACTTAACCAAAAGCTTGACAAAATATCAGAAAAACTTGAAAAAGTAGAAGTTCAGGGAGTTTTGATATCAAAAAAACTACTTAATAAAGATAGTAATAGGTCTTGTCCTGTATGTAACATTTATTCTTTTGATACAAAAGACGATGTATATATGAGCAAACACCAATGCTGTCGCAATTGTTATATTAAATATGTTGAAGATCGAGAGGATCGCTGGGCTTCTGGCTGGCGTCCCGACAAAGGAGAAAACAGATAAATGGCAACAGTTTTAGATATCGTAAGAGGGATTTCACAAGCAGCGGCAAACGCTTATGATGGCTCACAGGACGAAAAATATTCTCTTGACGGAGAAGAAAGAAAGATCGGATTAAAAAGAGAAGAGGGCGATCCTATCACAGACTCTCGCGTTGTCGATGGTTTTGGTACTCGTGTTAGCGGAAATGTTTTAACTATCAGTTATCAGAGTGATATCAAGTTGAAAGAAGTATATGCAGGTGACATCGAGGCAGATGTTGACGATATGATTGAAAACGTCGCTAGTTTCCTCAAGAAAGAATTTAAAAAAGTTACAGGTGACGCATTGTCGCTATCCGCCGAGGGCGATTGTCAAGTTATTGTTCAAAACACTTCCAACGTTCGTGCTTTTGTTAACGGCACAAAAAATTATAAGATTGGAAACTTGGATGGAGTTGTCGCTGTAGGCGAGCCGTCCGAAGATCGTTTGGATAAATCAATTCGTGACTTCCTTGCCCTTGGTAAAAGCAAGTGATGATTGGATGTCCTTTGAACTTAATAAACAAGAAATACTAAAAGAGATATTAAAGAGCGGGAAAGATCCCGTTTACTTTATTAATAGCTACGCAAGAATTGCCCATCCGTTAGAGGGCTTGATTCCGTTTAAGCTATATCCATTCCAAGAAGAACTGCTAAGAGATTTCAATGATCACCGATTCAATGTTATTCTTAAGGCACGACAGTTGGGTATCTCAACCACAACGGCTGCCTATGTTGCATGGATGATGATGTTTCATCGCAATAAGAATATTCTTGTTATTGCAACCAAGTTTCAGACAGCCGGAAACCTTGTAAAGAAAGTAAAACACATCATTAAGAACTTACCTCCTTGGATGCAGATAGCGAACATAACAATTGATAACAGAGCTTCCTTTGTTTTATCAAATGGTTCCGAGATTAAAGCCTCTTCAACTTCTGGCGATGCTGGTCGTTCTGAAGCATTGTCTTTATTGGTTATCGATGAGGCTGCTCATGTTGAAGGGTTAGATGAACTATGGACAGGATTGTATCCCACACTGTCAACGGGTGGACGATGCATCGCCCTTTCAACTCCCAACGGCGTTGGAAACTGGTTTCATCAAACTTATGTAGATTCTGAGATAGATCAAAATGATTTTTACCCCACAACTCTTAAATGGGATGTGCATCCAGACAGAGGCTTAGAATGGTTTGAAAAAGAAACCAAGAATATGTCTCGCAGACAGGTAGCACAAGAGTTAGAATGTAATTTCAATATGTCCGGTGAAACACTGATTCACCCAGACGATCTTAATTGGCTAGAGACTATGGTGAAAGAACCAATGTATCGCACAGGTTTTGATCGCAACTTTTGGATTTGGGAAAAGGCAGTAGAGGGTAATAACTATCTACTCTCAGCCGACGTTGCCCGAGGCGACGGTAAAGATAGTTCCACACTTCAAGTTTTAAAATTAGAAACAATGGAGGTGATTGCTGAATACCAAGGTAAACCGACACCAGATGTGTTCGCTGATATGCTAAACAGTATTGGCAAAGAATATAACAATGGAATGATTGTTGTAGAAAATAACTCAGTTGGCTTCGCAGTATTAACAAAATTACGAGAACTGAGTTATAATAATATATACTTCTCAATCAAGTCTACTCACGAGTATGTTGAGCAAATCCAGGGAGAACATATGTCTAATGCCATTGCTGGATTTTCTACAACTTCAAAAACTCGTCCACTTATCATAGCAAAAATGGAAGAATTCATTAGAAATAAACTAATTACCTTATATTCGTCAAGAACTCTTAATGAGTTTAAGACTTTTATTTGGAACAATGGTCGTCCAGAAGCTATGAGAAGTTATAATGATGACTTAACAATAGCTCTTGCGATTGGTTGCTGGGTAAGAGATACGGCGTTTGAGGCAGGCAAAATGGAACAACAATACAGAGAAGCGTTTGTTAACTCTATGTTTGTAGCATCAACAAAAATCAACAATCAAATTAAAGGTCAAGAAGGTTTTGAAAATAATAAGAACGCAGACCTCGAAAACGAAAGAAGAAATGCAATCCAAACAGCAAACCAATTTGGCTGGCTTTACAAAGGATAATATAAATGGCTAACAATAAAAAGAACCCAAAAAACCCAGATTCACCTTTGTTCAGACAATTGACCCGGTTGTTGTCGGGACCACTTGTAAATTATAGAACACAGACAAGTCGTAAACTTTCTCGCGTTCAATTAGACAAGTTTAAATTCCAGTCTGCTTCTGGGTTAAATTTTAAAAAATCCTCTTATAATCCTTTTGAGCAACTTAGCACTGCCATTATGGCAAATCAAATGCGGGCTGAGCGCTATCAAGACTTTGAGCAAATGGAATACACCCCAGAGATTGCTTCTGCTCTTGATATTTATGCCGATGAAATGACAACCTCATCAGACTTACAACCATTGCTTTCTATTAAATGCCCTAATGAAGAAATTAAGGCAGTTCTCAATGAGCTTTACCACACTGTACTTAATGTTGATTTTAATCTCTTTGGTTGGTGCCGCACAATGTGTAAGTATGGCGATTTCTTTTTGTATCTCGACATCGACGAACGTTTGGGTATTCAGTCAACTATTGGGCTACCCACTCATGAGATTGAACGACTTGAAGGCGAAGACAAGACCAATCCAAAATATATCCAGTTTCAGTGGAACTCAGGTGGCTTAACTTTTGAAAACTTCCAAATTGGTCACTTTCGCATTTTAGGAAATGATAAATATGCCCCATATGGAACTTCTATTCTTGAGCCCGCCCGAAGAATTTTTCGTCAGTTAATTCTCTTAGAAGATGCAATGATGGCATATCGTATTGTGAGATCCCCTGAACGCCGCGCTTTTTATATTGATGTTGGAAATGTTGCCCCCAATGATGTTGAACAATATATGCAAAAAGTCATGACACAAATGAAACGCAATCAGGTGGTCGATACCAATACTGGTCGTGTGGATCTTCGTTACAATCCAATGAGTGTTGAAGAAGATTATTTTATTCCTGTCCGTGGCGGCGTATCCTCTCGTGTTGAGGCTTTACCCGGCGGCACTATGACAGGAGACATTGACGATGTTAAATATTTAAGAGACAAGTTGTTTGCTGCCCTTAAAGTACCGGCATCTTATTTATCACAAGCCGAAGGCGCTGATGAAGATAAGACAACTCTTGCACAAAAAGACGTTCGCTTTGCCAGAACAATCCAAAGACTACAAAGAGCCATTGTTACAGAATTAGAAAAGGTTGGAATTATTCACCTTTATACCCTCGGATACAAAGGCGCTGATCTTATTAACTTTAAGCTGTCTTTGAATAACCCCTCTAAAATAGCAGAGCTTCAAGAGCTTGAGCACTGGAAAACTAAGTTTGATATTGCTGCTACAGCTACTGATGGCTTCTTTAGTCGCCGCTGGGTTGCCGATCATATCTTCAATCTTTCAGAAGAAGAATTTATCCGCAATCAGAGAGAGATGTTCTTTGACCGACGCCTTGATGCCGAACTTGAAGGTGTTGCTACCGCTGTTGAAAATGCAGCAGCAGGCGGTGCTGTCGGTGCCGACCTCGGTGGCGATCTTGATTCGGAACTTGCTGGTGGCACCGACGACCTATTGGGCGGCGATGATACTCCGGCAGCAGAAGAGCCAGCCGAGGAAGCCCCCGAGGAAGATACACTTCTCGCTTCCCCCGGTAAACGAGATGACCAAAGACGTAAAGGTAAAAGCGGACCAACAAAACGCCATCGTAGTAGTCGAGCAAGGGGTGTAGAAATTAACACTCCCCGCAAAAACAACCCCGGCGCAGTAGGGTACGAAACAATGCACCACCTTTCTTCGGTTGGTGATGAATTTAAAAAAGCCGGATTGTATCAAGAAGATCAGGTGCCAGACGATAATTTTGAAGAAAGAAGATTATTTGAGGTCAAACACGAAATCAAGAAACTAATTACAGAGCTAGATAATAGTAAATTAGGTGACATTAATGAAAAAAATAAAGCACAATAAAAAAAGAAATACCGCTTTTTTATACGAAGCACTGATTCGCGAGATGACGAAGGCTGTTGTATCAAAGAACGAGAGCGTTAAAAAAACAATACTTAATATATTAAAAGAGTCTTTCTCTCCTAAAAATATATTGTCTAAAGAATTGGAGTTATATCGAGCACTGCTTGAAACAGAAAAACTTAATTCTGTCACAGCGGAAAAGTTGTTATATCAAGTTCGTGAAGCACACAATAACCTCGGACAAGAAGGCATCTATAATGCTCAGAGTTATGTAATCAACAGAGTTAATAAAGAATTAAGCCCTGATGTATTTAATAACTTTGTACCAAATTACAAAAGTATTGCAACAGTTTCACAGCTTTTCGGAATAGACTCTAGTGCGGCTGGTATCAAAAGAGGTGTCCTCTTAGAACAAAATATTATTTCTAATCTAACCTCAGACGTTGAGCAAGAAGCCATAAACGAGCTTAAACCAATTGATAACCTTGTATATAAAACATTCTCTGGCAAGTTTAATGAAGTCTATTCAGATGGGCTATTAAGTGAACAAAAGGAATTATTAAATCGTTATATTTTTTCTTTTACCGATAATAGTGTTGATATAAAGATTTATCTTAATGAGGAATTAGCCAGATTACATACTGCACTTGATACTGCTTTGTTGTCCGAGCATGTTAAAGCAGACGAGATAATGGTCAAGTCTACCAATTCTGTAATTTCGATGATTCAAAACTTTAGGGCTCAACCAGTCGATAAAACACTTATAGAGAGTGTTTTGAAAATTCAGAACTTAGTTCACGAGATTGAGTCGTAATGAGTATTCAAGTAACTATCCCTCATATTAAAGACAAACTTGGTATCAAAGAAGATATCAAGTTGAATATCCGCAAGACACTTGGAAACCAACTTGTTGTTGAGGATCATCCTGATGTTGATATCGTTATCTATCCCAAGAGCAATAAGATTCTTGCGCTAGCCAAGCATATCACCAATGAAGAGGTTTACGATACTCAAGACAGGCTATTTTTATTGCTAAGAAGCGAGGGACTTATTGAGCCAGAGAGCGTCCGTTCTGGATATGTTTACGGCTCGATGGAAGCTCAAATGTTTTTAAACGAAGACATTGATATGGTTCAGGCTGCCCTTTTTAGTATCAATAAATTTATTGTAGAAGAGACACCTTACTTTGAGCACCTTGAAGAATTTGAACGTGCTGTCGAAGATCACCTCACAGATCCAGAGCCTGATGATAGCACAACTCTCGGAGAGGTGCCGCAAGAGCCAGTGAAGGGATCAATCCGTCCAGGCTGGATTCGCGGTCCATATGGCATGAGTATCATGAATAGGACATAAAATGGACCTCTTATATTTTGTGCTAGCCGCTTTTGGTTTAACGCAAATTTTAGTATATGGAACTATATTTGATTCTATTCGCCCTTCCACTGGTAAGTTGGGAGAATTGTTTCGTTGTTCAATGTGTCTTGGCTTCTGGGTCGGGGCATTTTTATTTGGAATTAATGGGTATACAGAACTATTTACATTTGAGTATACTTTTGCCAATCTTTTTATATTAGGTTGGTTGTCATCTGGAACTTCATATGTATTAAGTATGATTTTTTGTGACAATGGAATACAGATAGGAGTAAATAATGGATAACTGGATAAGCAAGTGGATGCTTCAGCCCGTAAGACGCTGTTGTAAAGGATCCAAACCCGCGCAGGTAGCGCCTGCAAATGGAATTAATTATGAAAGATAAATTATTATTAACAGAATATTATGAACTGTGTCCTAACGGAAAGTGCGACGATCTTTTAACTGAAGAAGAAAAGCGTATGGTCCGTGAGGAAAACGCGATGTTTTTAACTGGCGTTATGCAAAGATGCAACCATCGTAATGGCAATGGACGGATGTATTCTGAGCAAATTTTAAGACGAGAGGTTGACAACTATAGCAAGCTTGTGCGTGAACGTAGAGCCCTTGGCGAGCTTGATCATCCTGATTCGGGTGTAATTAATCTGGCTAATGCCTCACACCTTGTAACGGAAATTTGGTGGGATGGAGATGCCGTAATGGGTAAGGTGCAAATCCTTAATACACCGGCTGGTCAGATTCTTCGCTCTCTTTGCGGAGACAACATTAAGCTTGGTATCTCTTCCCGAGGCATGGGATCTGTTCATGAAGCAAACGGAACAACGATTGTCGAAGAGGACTTTCAGTTAATTTGTTTCGACTTCGTATCTGAGCCCTCTACAACTGGTGCTTTTATGATGCAGGAAAACAAACAACCAAATATTGTTACAAAGGCAGATAAAATCAATAGAGCCCTTAATGATGTGTTGAGGAAGAAATGAACAAATCAGAGCTTAAAAAAATTTTAAGACCTTTGATAAAAGAGTGTATCAAAGAAGTAATTTTTGAAGAAGGCATTCTTTCTAATATTGTTTCAGAGGTTGCACAAGGTCTTGGTGGGCAAACTTTAGTTGAGGCAAAAACTGTTGTTAATCCACCACCGCGCCAGAAAGCTAAAGAGTTAAAACAAGAGCAAACAAGAGCTAGTCAAAAATTACAAGAAAATAGAAAGAGAATGTTAGATGCAATCGGCGCAGACTCCTATAACGGAGTTGATGTTTTCGCTGGGACAACTCCCACTTCTTCACCGTCTGAAAGCCAACAAGGAAGTCCATTAAATGGAGTAGATCCAGGCGATTCTGGTGTTGACATAAATAAACTTTTTGGAGGAACCAGTAGAAACTGGTCAGGGATAGTTAAATGAGCAAAGCAATAAATATATCAGTAACCCCTTTAAGAAAAGGTCGTGGCAAGGGCAACGATACAGACGAGAGAATGATTCGTAGATTTACGAGAAAGGTAAAAAAAGCTGGAATTCTTGACGAAGTTAAGAAAAGAAGACATTTTAAAAAGCCATCTCAGGTAAAAAGAGAGGCGGCTGCTCGTAGAAAAAGAGAATTAGCCAAATTAGAAAGAAAAAAGAAATAATTACATACTAATTATATAGAAAATGGGAGTTTAATATATTATGGGTGATTTCACCAAATACGGAGTTGGCTTAAATAATGTCGGCTCATACCAAGTGGCTGGGACACCTTGGATTACAGGTTCCACGACACTGCCTGCGGGTCATGAAGTGGGATATGACTTCCCCATGGTGACAAAAACGTTTACAGTTATTAATAGAAGTAACGAAAATGTGAGAGTACATTTTAATTCAACTAGTTCTGGCGATGTTGTAAACGGACTACACTTTGTGGAACTTGATTCGAAAAATGATTCCTACACTTTTAACAACAAATCAAAAGAAATATATATCTCAGCCCCCGCTGCGAATGGCGGTAACGCTTCTTTCACAGTTACGGCAGAGTTGACACAAATTGAATCCGGTAGAATGTATTCCCTTACTGGGTCTGGATTAACAACAATCGTCAGAGATGCCCAGAAGAACCATTGAGGATTTTAGATGAGTAAGTTTAGCAGATTCCAGCCCAGCCGCAACACCACAAGCGGCGAAACCATTATAGAAAATGGCGATTTAATCGTTAGTGGATCTGTTATTGTAACAGGCAATTTAGATGTTCTTGGAACTACAACTACGATTTCTTCAAGCCATTTGGTTATTCAAGATCCTTTAATTGGTCTTGGTTTCGGCTCTGATAGTAACCCCACTCACACTGGTGCAGTCGGTGATCGTGGATTTATATTTGGTCTTGCAGGCGACAACAACCAGGCTTTAATTTGGGATCAAACCTCTGGGTCTTTTGTTCTTGGAAAAGTTAATGCACAATCTCCAGTAGACGACGCTATTGACATTGCTCCTGCTGATTTGAGCACCTTTAAAGTTGGTGCGTTCCGCTCTGGTGATCTGTCAAGTTCTGCTCGCGTCTTTGGGCAAGGGCTCGAAACAAGCGGCTTACTTGGAGTTTCTGGCTCAATTAAAAACGGCTCGTTCATCTCATCGTCTGGAGAAATCTTTGGAACAGATATCAAAACAAGTGCAAACGTTTTCGCGTCAGGCACTTTAAGCGGATCTAATGTCAGGTTCAGCGGAGCAACAGCCGACCTTTCAGGCTCAGGACGTTTGTTTGGCTTTGGAATTGAAACAAGTGGACACTTTGCAGCTTCAGGAACAATTAGAAATAGCTCATTTGTGTCAAGTTCTGGAGAAATCTTTGGAACAGATATGGCAACAAGTGGTGATGTTGAGGCATCAGGTTCTATTGAATATGGTCCACCAGCGGGACTCGCAGGTGCAGGAGTTAGCGAAGGTGGAGGAGGCACTGGTGCGGTTCTCGATTCATTCGTTGGCGAACTTAATAACGAGATTGTTACAACTATACGACTTGACATACACGGATTGAACTGCGCTACCGGACAGAGTAAAGTAATAGGAAATGCCTCTGCCGCAGCAAACGCATTTATAACACAATTAGATGCAGCCGTCAATGGTGTAATTTATAAAGCAGAAATGGGTTGTGTGGAAATGCCCGGAAGCGGCGGTACTGTACTTACAGATATTGATCTTGTCGTCAGCACAGCCGCACTTAATGCGCAAGCCGACGCTTCTGCTGCTGCAAACTTTAAAGCCTTTATTGCGCCCGGAGGTAACTACACTCCAGGTGTACAGGTGCGTAGCACAGTTGGTGCCTCATTAGATTCTGATGTAGGCGGCAGTGGATATTTTTTATACATTGTTAATGGTGCTGGTGGAACAAGCACAGGCGAGTATAATGCCGGACAATTTATAATCAAGTTGTATGGCGCAAAGCCCTTCTAATAACTATTTACAATGTAAAAGTATATTATAGGAGCACCATCTAATGGGTGAATTTAGCTGGGAGGATATCGATAGCAGCGCGTATATGTCTGCTAGCGGTCCAACAGGTTCTGTTCAGTTTAGGGCTGGAGACGAAGATAGCCAATCTAAAATAAGCGGAAGTTCAAGATTAACTTATAATACAAGTTCAAACTTTTTAGAATTCCAAGGCGATCTTAATGTTACAGGAAATGTTCACGCCGATGGTGCCGTAACTGAGATATCATCCAGTAATTTAATTATTACAGATCCTGTCTTTGGTCTTGGGTTTGGTACAGGCAGTACTCAAACTGGAACTTTGGGCGACCGAGGTTTTGTTTTCGGTCTTGCTGGTAACAATAACCAAGCTCTACTTTGGGATCAGAGTTCTGGTTCCTTTGTACTTGGAGGAGTAGGTGGTACTGGTCCAACACAAACAGCTTTTGATATTCCATTTGGGAACCTTGGCATACTTAGGTTGGGTAATTTAAAATTCGTCCAAGATTTGTCAGGCTCAGGGCGTCTCTTTGGTGCAGGAATTGAAACTAGTGGACAACTCGGCGTCTCGGGTTCAATTAAAAATGGTTCATTTGTTTCAAGTTCTGGCGAAGTATTTGGGGCGTCTTTAAGAACAAGTGGCAACTCTTCAGTCTCCGGCACAATAATTGTTAGCGGCAATGTGCATATCGCCGATGATACAAAATTATATTTTGGAACTAATGAAGATGCCTTTATTGAATATGTGACTGACGATGGTGTAGTTGATGCTTTAAGTATTTCAGGTTCCATTTCCCGTGGAACAGAATTAAGTGGAACAGCAATCTTTGTTGATGCAGACACTATTACTACTGGTAATATCGCCGGACCTACAAGTCGCATTGCTCTTTCCACTGCTGGCAGCATGATTTTAACCGGCGTTGTCGCGCTTCTACCAGGTGGGGCAGATACCAATGTTCAGTTTAATGATGGCGGAACTGAAATGGGCGGCTCAAACAATTTTGTTTTTACTTCTGGTGGAGGTTCCAACCTTGTAAAAATTGTTGGTAACATCTCTGGATCAGGATTCGTTCATGCGAGTAGTTTAAGTACCAGCGGCAAAGTTAATATAACCGGATCTCTTTCTGGTGCCGCTGAGTTATTTGGCGGAGCATTAAGAACCAGCGGTCAACTTGATGCCACTGGTTCTGTCAAAAACAAATCCTTTATCTCAAGCTCTGGCGAGGTGTTCGGTACTTCACTAAAAACAAGTGGAGCCGTTCTTGCTACTGGAAGTGTCTCCTCTGCGGCAATTACCACAACCAACGCTTTGTTGGCTTCAAGCCTATCCTCTTTAAGCGTCGGCGATCTTTCAAGTTCAGCCCGCTTATTTGGTCAAGGAATTGAAACAAGCGGTCATCTTGGTGTTACAGGCTCTATTAAAAACGGCTCTTTCATATCAAGCTCCAATGAAATATATGGAACAAGTTTTAGATCGAGTGGGGACATACAAGTTACCGGAGCTATTAGAAATGGATCTTTTGTCTCAAGCTCTGGCGAGATTTTTGGAGCAGCCCTTCGAACAAGCTCAGAACTAAGAACTAGTGGATCCATTAAAAGCCTTTCTGTCATATCAAGCTCCAATGAAGTTCGTGGAGGCAGTTTTGAAACTAGTGGTGATGTACTTGTCACAGGGTCTATTAAAAGCTTAGTAAACGCAGCCATCTTTCCTCCACCCTCCGAATCCTTTATCTCAAGCTCTGGTGAGATTTTTGGAGAGAGCTTAAGAACAAGTAAACTTCTTTCTGTTTCAGGGTCTACAATTCTTAAAGGTGAGACAAGAATAATGGACGATCTTGTTGTAGAAGATGATGTAATGTTAACTGGCTCTCTTACTGTAATGAGTGGAGCAATTCTTGCTACTACAAAAAAGGTATTTGAAACCGATGGAGAAGATGGGGCAATACTCCAAGGTCGCACACGAGGTAAGTTTATACAGCTTTTTCCATCTAATGTTGTAATGGGTAATACAAGTCAAGCCAACTCTGGTCGTTTCATGGGTCTTAACCAAGGTGGTGAGTCAGGCGGTCTTCAAGCGGGAATTACTTATAGAGGAGTTCTTCTCATGCCCTTTGCTGGCAGGCTGATAAAACTTGTTTATAGAATGGGATCTACAAATGGACTCTCTGATCAAAGCCCAATGCGTTTGGAATTTTATGTTGGAAACGGCGAGCCACCCGGCACCAATGCTGAAGCGGTTAATGCAGGAACAATGATTGGGCAAGCTACAGCCAGCGCCAAAGATCCCGCTGATGGCGGAGTTTCTTCCTTAGATGTAGTTGGAGAAATTGATGTTACTGATCCATATCAAACAACAGGTAGCTTTGCTTTTGGCACCGGATCACACATTGGAATAAAAATTCTCACTGCTGGTACTACAAGACCGGGAGATTGTCTGCTGACTGCTGTAATGGAACTTGATACGGGCGATCTATATGTTAGTGGGTCTGGCAATTGATCTTATCTGGTATTTATGTCTGATGTATATCTATTTATATTGTAAAAAGTATATGATAGGGAGTTTTTTCTAATGGGCGAATTTTCATGGGTCTACATTGATAAAGACGCATATATGTCAGCTAGTGGTCCAACTGGCTCTATTCAATTTAGAACCGGCGATGAAACCATTGATGGGTTTAGATATACCACATTAACTGGAAGCTCCAGATTTGTATATCTTACAAGTTCTAATTCTTTACAATTTCATGGCGATGTTAATATCACAGGAAACTTGAATATTGACGGCAGTCTTATATCCCTATCATCCAGCAATTTAATTATTCAAGACCCAGCAATTGGTCTTGCTTTCGGCACCGGCTCCGCCCACACAGGAGCAGTAGGTGATCGAGGATTTGTTTTCGGTCTTGCTAGTAATAATAACCAAGCCTTGATTTGGGATCAAACCTCTGGCTCTTTTCTTATAGGAAAGGTGGGAGCAACAGGTCCAACACAAACAACTTTTGATATTCCATTCGGTGACCTTGGCACCCTTAGATTAGGTGCATTGCGGTTTATCCAAGACCTTTCCGGCTCCGGTCGTTTATTTGGTTTCGGTATTGAAACAAGCGGACACCTTGGAGTTTCAGGCTCAATTAAAAACGGATCTTTTGTATCAAGCTCAGGAGAGATTTATGGAACGAATTTGCGTACAAGTGGGCAGACTGCTTTATCTGGTTCATTAATCACTAGTGGAAATGTTCATCTTGGTGATGACAAAAGATTACATTTCGGAGCAAATGAAGTTGCCTATATCGAATACGATGAAGCAGGTAGAGACGTTTTATCTATTTCTGGTTCCCTCGCTCGCGGTATTGAATTAAGTGGTTCTACAATTTTTGTTGATGCCATAAGTGTTACAAGTGGAAACATTGCCGGTCCAAATAGTTATATCTCTTTAGCCAGCGATGGAAAGCTTGTATTAGCAGATGCCGACACAGGGGAACCAGGCGGTAACAACACTAATATTCAATTTAATGATGGAGGCGCTTTTGGTGGTTCAGACGGCTTTACCTTTGATGGGACATATGTAAAACTCACTGGGTCAATCTCAGGATCGGGCGAAGTGAAGGCGGGAAGCCTAAGCACCAGTGGACAACTTAATTTAACTGGATCCTTGTCTAGCTCTGGTGAGATTTTTGGTACGTCTTTGCGAACAAGCGACACTATTCAAGTTAGCGGCGCAATTAAAAATAAAGCCTTTATCTCAAGTTCGGGTGAGATCTTTGCCACTAACGGCTTAAGGACAAGCGGCGTAATTGCAGCAAGCGGAACACTGACCGCTGGTCCCATTACTTCAACTGGAGCTTCAAGTCTGGGTTCTTTAAATGTCGGCGATCTTTCAGGCTCAGGGCGTCTTTTTGGTCAAGGAATTGAGACAAGTGGGCATCTTGGAGTTTCAGGCTCAATCAGAAACGGTTCTTTTATATCAAGCTCTGGTGAGATTTTTGGAGCATCACTAAGAACAAGTGCTGGAGCACAAGTCTCAGGTGCTATTAAAAATAATAGTATTATTTCAAGTTCAGCGGAAGTCTTTGGAGCATCACTGAGAACAAGTGGTATTACATTGGTTACCGGCTCTATCAAGACATTATCTTTTATATCAAGCTCAGCAACGGTCTTTGGGCAGAGTTTAGTGACCAGTGGAGATCTTCTTGCTTCAGGAACGGTTAAAAATAGTTCTTTCATATCCGCCTCTGGTGAGGTATTTGCCGCAGGCGGGCTAAGAACAAGTGGACCACTGTCTGTTACTGGATCTACTGTGCTTAAAGATGAAACCTTAATACAAGACGATCTTGTTGTAGAGGGTTCTGTAAGACTAACTGGCTCTCTTACTGTGATGAGTGGAGCAGTTCCAGTTTTTGAAACTGATGGAGATGAGCACGACGGCACTGGAGTGCTCCAGGGTCGAACCAGGGGCAGGTTCTTACAAATGCAGTCTTTCGTTTTCGCGGTCACAAACACAAGTCACGCCAATGCCGGAAGATTTTTACCTATGTCTAATAATACAAATGGAACAGTTAACAACGGCACGGCAATCTCCAACACCGCTTTGCAGCCATTTGCTGGTAGATTAGTCAAGGTTATTTATAAGTTTCCTGGCACCAACGACGGAACACCTCCGCAGTTACAATTTTGGGCAGGACATGTTAATGAACAAAACGGAGTGCCCGTTAATGATCTTGATGGCGGCGGCTCCACTTTTTTTGTTATACAAGCTCAAGCCACAGCCAGCGGACCCGGTAATAACCCCGCTGCTGGACACCCAGGTCAGAACATTGTTGGAGAGTTTGATCTTACGAGCGATTTCCAAGCAACAGGCAGTTTTTCTTTTG